AAATAATACTTTTGAATCATTATCTTTTATTGTTAAGGATTAATAGAAGATATGCACTGATATAGTATATGACAATAACATGCATTATATGTATAGAATTACAAATACAATCAATCAGAAAGTTTATATTGGGCAAACAAATAATCCATCTTTAAGATGGTCACAGCATAAATCAAGTGCTAAATATAATCGTGGAAATCAAATAATAACTAAAGCCTTAATGAAATATGGGTTTGATGTTTTTACATTTGAAGTAATAGCTACTTGTTTAACCCAATTAGATGCGGATGCCACAGAAGAGCACTTGATACGACAGTATGATAGTAGAAATATGCAAAAAGGTTATAATATAGCTGCTGGCGGAAACACAACACTACGAACACCTGAGATGTGTTTAAAATTATCTGATAGTTTAAAAAAACATTATGAAACACATGATGGCTGGCTTAAAGGTGGTACATTATCTCAAGAATGGAAAGATAATATCTCTAAATCTTCTATGGGTAAAAAGGGAACAAATATTGGTAAAAAATTCTCTAATACATGGTCTATTAACATATCAAAATCGTTAGTTGGCAAAGATAATAAAAGTAAAAGACGTTTTTCAGATGAAATAGAAAAAGAAATATGTATATTATATGAAGAGAAATTTTATTCTACTTATAAATTAGGAAAACAGTTTAATTGTCAAAGATCTATAATTAAAAGTATTTTGCAAAGAAATAATGTTGTGATTAGGAAATCAAATTATACTGGGCACTCTAATGGTAAAAATATATTTTCGTTTGAACAAGAGAAGGAAATATGTAAAATATATGTTTCTGGAATAATCAGTATAAGAAAATTATCGGAACAATTTAATTGTGGGAGAACTACGATTAGAGACATTTTATTACGGCATAATGTTAAACTTTAATGAGGTAAAATATGGAAAAACGAAGTAATCGCTCTGATCATTATCAATGGATTTTACTAGAGACAGTGTGCTCTAACGACATGATGGAAGCATTTTGTAATGAAGATGGGATCTATAATAAATTAAACCCATTTGGTTACAATGAAGATCTAATGGAATTAGAAGATCAATTAAAAGTAGAGTTTTGGAGAGTAGTTGATACTTTATTAACATCTAGGCAGAAAGAAGTTATTAAATTATATGCTGATGGATATACACAAATGGAAATAGCCAAAATGTTAAATGTCAACCAAAGCTCAATAACTAAATCTTTAAACGGAAATGTTGATTATAAAAACGGTAAACGTGTTTACGGCGGCGCTAGAAAAAAGATAAGGAAAATTATAGAGTTAGATGATCGAATCAAAGACATTCTTAATAAAATGCGAGAATTACGTGATGAACAGTGGTAAAAAAATAAACGAGAGCATGAAAAGTCGTCAACATTGTTATATGATATTTTATGAAACAATGTACAAAATGTTTATATATTAAGAATAAAAGCGAGTTTCCTAAACATTCAGAATATTCTGATGGTTTGTCATATTGGTGTCATGAGTGTTGGAAAATATATAGAAAAAATAGATATTATGAAGATTTAGAAAAATCAAGACAATATACGAATGATAAGCGAGCTGCTCGAATTCGTTGGCTTCAAGAATTAAAATCTAATATTCCATGTGCAGATTGTGGGAAAATATATAAACCATATTGTATGGATTACGATCATGTATTTGGACGAGGAGAAAAGAACGGAAATGTTAGTCGTATGGTTTTAAATAATGTATCAAAAGATATTATTTTAGAAGAAATTAAAAAATGTGATTTAGTTTGTTTGTTATGTCATAATCGTCGAACCCAAAATCGTTTTGATAATAAATTAGGGAAAATCAGGAAATATAAATCGTGCAAACAACGAAATATTAATATAATAAATGAATTTAAGAACAAATCATGTGCGGCTTGTAATAAACAATATGAACCTTACTTTCTTAATAGCCAGAAAGCTCCGAACCTTTAGGTCGGAGATGAATGGCGTCATGTGAAACTATTGTTTTTATTAGTATAGATTTACAAAACTATGCATAGGCTGTTATATATAAAAATATGCAGTTAGAAAACCCAACAAACAATATAAATCAGATAAGCGATTAGTTTATTCTTGTCAATATCATATTATTTTCTGCCCAAAATATAAAAGACCTGTGCTAAAAAAAATACTACAAAAACAGCTACCTTGTCTTTGGACTAATAGCAATTTTATTTCTACTTGTGGATTAGTTAGTTTAGAAACTGTCAAAAAAATATATTGAAGAACAAAAGAATGTCTAATCTGGTTGTCAAAATTAAACATCATGCTAATCTAACTGGAGAGCTTCGGAAAGCTCTCCAAATAGCTAATTATGCAATCAAAAATAGATATAAGCTATCATCAGCTAATGTATCTTATATTGGACTACCTTCCGCTATTAGCAACCAAATACTACGTAAATATGGTAAAAATAAAAAATGCAAGCATATTAATCCAGATAAAATTAAATTAATAGCTCCCAGTCAGTCAATCAAAATTAACAGTAATCAGATTAGAATAATTCCATTAAAGTTAAATCTAATTAATGAAAGTAAATATAAAATTATTAAAGTCAATCAAATTGAATTAGATAATACTTATGCTTATGTTTGCTTTGAACAAGAGGATCAAGAACAACTAAAAACTAATCAGTATATCGGAGTTGATCTTAATGCTACTTCTCATTGTGCAGTTGTAGGTGATCCAACTTATGGTAAAGTAATAAAACTTGGCAAACAAGCTTCACATATACACAAGAAATATAAAGCCTTACGTAGCAGTTTACAAAAACAGGGGCTATACAAAAAGCTAAAGAAAACTAAAGGTAAAGAAACCAGAAAGGTAAAAGATATTAACCATAAAATTAGCAAGCAAATTGTTCAGTTTGCTAAAGACAATAATTGTGGTATCAAATTAGAAAAACTAACTGGTATTCGTAATAGTAAGAAGAATCATAAATCATTTCGCTATACCTTAAACTCTTGGTCATATTACCAGTTAGGTAGTATGATAGCCTACAAGGCACTTTTGAAAGGTATTCCAGTACAATATATTGATCCAGCTTATACAAGTCAGAATTGTAGTAGATGTGGTCATCTTGGAAAACGTAATGGAAAAGTATTTAAGTGTGTTAATTGTGGACACACTGGTCATGCCGATGTTAATGCTAGTTTTAATATAGCAAAATCAAACGCAGTGATCTCTACTACCGAGAAAAGGATCGGTAGTAATGGCACAACTGAAGTGCCTATGAGGCAACGTAATGTTTGAAGCAAGACTTTTCCGACCTCGGAACCTCCGATGCTTTAGCTCGGAGTTATTCAGAATATGCAATTTGATCATATTGATCCAACAAATAAGTTACACAATATTTGTCAATTAAAAAGTTGTAAAGTTGAAAGATTATTAGATGAACTCACAAAATGTCAGGTATTATGTGCTTTATGCCATAGAGAGAAATCTATTAAAGAACAATTAGATAATAAATATTCTAATTTACGCATAAAACCAATTAAACGAAAAAAGTTATTTTATGATTTAAATGCTAATGAAAAAGAATGTGGGTTATGTCATATTATTAAGAATGGCAATGAATTTAGGAAAAGAAAATTTGGATTAAATACATATTGCAAAAAATGTTTTAACGAGTATAGAAGAAATAATAGGCATAATAAAAAAGTATCTAATAACAAAAATAAAGCTTAAAGCTTTTTGGTAATATTCTCAAGTGCAGTTAAGTTGCTAATAATAAATCAGAATATTATCAATATTTCTTTATGTATAGTGTGGCATATTCTGTATAATGGGAGACGTAATGTCAAGATTTCCGATAAATTACTCAGGTTTAGAAAATACTATTTACAAAAAGGCATATCGTCTTGAAGACGTAAAAGGCAGCATTGAAAGAGTTGCTTTTGATGTTGTACGATTTAAAGATGATGATAATAGTGCTAATTTATGGCAGATTCAAAGCTCAGATGATGGTGATTATATTGTAGCTATTTATGAGCCTGAAAGTACAGAAAAAATAGCAGCCTCTAATAATTGGTCTGTTGTTTTTAATAAGATTAGTGGTGATTTACAAATTTCTTATAAAGGTGATCCATTAGTTCGATTAGCTTATAGTAAATTAGGTATTCCTAGAACTGAATTAAATAAAACAGAACAATACTTACCAGAGAAATTAGCTAATAATAAAAAATTAGTTAGTGCTTTATTAAATGAGTTAAACGAAACAGCTAAAAAAGAGGTATTAAGTAAATACCCTGAATTGGTTTAAATTTACGGAATAGGTGTTTAAATGAGCCTCGAAAAAATACAGCAATTAATTAGTTCTATCACAAATACAGTAGAGGGTAATCACAAGATCGCTACTCCAGTATTAGCTTGTAAATTAGCAAAATGTCTTGTTTCTTATCCTCATGATCAAACAATGGGAGCAATGTCAAGAGTTATTGAAAAAATGGCATCTAACAACACTCTTTTTATTAGCAGAGCAGATTTAAAAAGTTTATATCAAAAATTATATTCTAGAAATACTAAATTTGCACAATTATTTGAAAGTGAACTTGGTGAGGAAGAAGTTATTGAAGAACCTAAACAATCAACACGAGATGATTCAACTAATATTAATACTTACGAAATAGCAGATCCTATTTTATCTAATGCATTAAATAGTGTATTTGATAAAAATATACCATTAAAATTATATTCTCAAGCATTAGCTGATAAAGCATTAGTTTCTGTTGGAACGGATTTAGATTCTTGGGGGTTAAAACCAACTTCATTAGCTGTAAGTGATGGTAGTGATAAATTTTTAGTATTAAAAGCTGATTATGAAACGCCTAAAGGAATTACTAGTTTTTATGTGCCTATAGAAATTCATAATAACAAAATATCAGAAGCGTCTGTATTTATGGGTAATGGCGGTCCACTAGAATTAAATTATAATAATATTAAGCAATATGTAATAAATAATTCTGGTATGAAATTAAAAGTAAATGGATCGAGTATATTGGATGTGTTAGTAACAGCTTCATCTGAAAATAGAGAAATTAGTGATGCTGAATTAGCATTAACAAGATTACATGCAACACGTCAAGGTAAGTCAGAATTTTTCCAAAATCAAATTGTTGGTCAAAAATTTGCAGAAGAAATGCCTAAAGATGTTGAATTACCAAAATCTAATGAATTTGCATCATTTGAAGAGCAATTTGCATCAGCTAATGGATCGGCTTCATTTAATTTTGGTGCGGATAATATTAAAATTGCTCGTGATAATATAGTTCGAGAATTATCTAGTATTGGATATAATAATCCGCAAATAGCGATTTCAGATCATAATGCAAGTACAGTATTTTATAGCGTATCTTTAGACGGTGGAAAAGTTGCTTTTACAATTCCTGTAAAGATTACTGCTGGAAAAGTAAATAAGCCAACTGTTATTTTATGTAATGGATCAGTATCGATGTTTGATAAATCTAATATTGATTCATTATATATTAATAATGAGTCTGACTATAAAGCTGCAGCAGTAGCTTCTCCACAATTTGGATTAAAGCCAAGTGATTTGATTAATAATATTAGATTAGCAGTAGATGAAGGTAATTCTGCAAAAGCAGAAGATGCTTTAAATGTATTAGCTAATACTGGTGATGAAAAAGCTTATGCAACAGGATTCCAATTATTCTTACAAAGTTTAGGTGGAAAAACTGCTCAAGCTTCTACGCAATGTACATGTAATATGATTATTAAGAGTTCATCAAGTCAACATCCAATATGTGGACATACTGGATTACCATTACATAAGGTTTATCAAGATAAAGATGGCAATTGTCGTCCAATGTATAGACGTGGTATGGATGAAACTTATGAAGCCGCTTCTTTTATGAATGCTAAAATTTTTGGATAAATTATGTCAAACAGATTATTTAGACTAGCTAATTTAGTGGATCACAAATATAATTTGCGTATAGCTGCTGCAGAAAATATTCCTGTACCATCTAAAATTGTTGAAGCGGTGAAGCGTGATATAATAGATCTTTATGATAATTTTTTTAATGATCAAGCTATTAATAAAGTTAGAACAATATCTACTGAGGCTTTATTTGAATTACGTGATTTAGGTGAGCCTCATGTTGTTTATATATTTGATTTAATGCATGAATTAGTAGCTAATATCAACCAAATTGATATTGTAGATTTCTATAGACATGTTGCTACAATATTAGATGAGTGTAATAAAGCGTCAAGTAAAAATGTAGTAGGTGATTTTTTAATTGGTTATAATCCTGAAACTGGTGAAGTAGATAAAAGTGTTAGAATAAATAGACCAACAGTAAGAAATAGGATGCAGTTATTACGGGGCTTTCAAAATAGGATGGAAAGTGTAACAAGAATTTTATCTAAAGTTTTTAAATTATTAAAACGTTTCGTTCCAGAGGGAACTCCATTATTAACACAAGAGCAACAACCATTAGTTACAGATGTTGTTAAGATACCTTCTAGTACATTAGAAGAACCATTAATTATAAGATTTTTACAATCACCAGGTGCTGACAGATATGGTCTTAATAAGGATAATTGGGATTCTATGTTTACTGATCCAAATTTTAGACAAAGATTAATTACATTAGTACATAGTTGGGAAAAAAATAATTCTGTTTTTAATTTAGAATTAATAACAGAATTAGATAATATTATTAAAGAGTATAGATCTCGTCAGCAAACCAATGAAGAGTATTTAAATAAAAGTGAAACTGTAGCACCTTCGACTCCAACATCTGTATCTCCAGAGAATATTAATATGTTTGACACTTTTCATTCAGGGAATCCAGTAAAATGAGGCAATTATGAGAATTTCAGAAATGTTAACAGCTATAGCAGCGTGGTTAGAAAGTCCAAATAACGAAGCTCTTCTTTTAGCTGAAAATGATGAAGAGTGCCTTCAGATTGTAGCAAACGCTTGTGTTGAGGCTGCAGCATTGTTAAAAATTACAGCAGAAGCAGTAGATGATATTGAGCCGCCTGCAGAGTCAAACATTACTCCAGAGTCATTAGATGACTTAGCACAGTTGGCTACAGCATTTGATGAGTCTGGAGATTTAGCATTACAAAAACAAGCATCTGTTATAGATGAATTATTACTAACTATTGCTTCTCCTCCAGATGCGATGCTACAAAGAAAAGATTTGGTTGATAAAAGGTTAGATGAACTTAAAAAAAAATATGAACAACCAAGTAAAGATTTAGCAGATAAGAATAAAGTTGCAGAATCTATTAAAGCTATAGATAAAAGTAATATGATTAAAGAGATGAATATTTTAGAAGCTCCATTGAGTTCTAGATATTGTCCTGATCATCCAGGAACACAAATTGCTCGTATTGGTGAACATATGTGGCAATGTGAGTTAGATAAAAAGACTTATAATTTTGAAACTGGTTTTACTTTAAATAATGGAAATAAAGTGCCTGGTGGTGATGTCGCAAGTCAAACTCAAGGACCAAATATTCCTTACTATTCTATATTTGATTCGCGAGAGAGTAGATTAGGTCAATCTGATTAAAACTGATATAGTAATGAATAATGAATAAAAATGCTCTTCAAAAAATACTTAACCATCCTGATAAAGATGAGATTATATCTAAATTAGTTATAGGGATATCTCCAAAAGATGTCCATGATTGGCTAGCCGCTAAATACACTAATGTTAGTGAAATTAAATTTGTTATTGCTGAAAAATCCGTAAAATCATTTCAAGATAATTATCTTGATATTTATAATACAATTTATGAAGATTTAGCAAAATCCAAATCTGCATTAGCGACAAGTACAGAAGATCAGTTAATTTTATCTGTTCAAAATAATCCGACTTATAAAAATAAAATGTTAGAAACTGCGGGAAAAGAATTAGATATAAGATCCATGATAACTACAATGTGTGCAGCTATAGAGACTAGAGTTGCTCAAGTATTTGATGAAATACAAGAAGATCCAAGAAATATTAATACAAGAGTAGATAGATTATTAATTGATTATATGGAAGTACTTGGTGGGTTATTAGAAAAATATTATAAATTTACAGAAGTTCCGGCAACTCAAGTTGTTCAGAATACAGTAAATATACAAGTTACAGAGCATATTTCAGTATTTCATGATGTGATCAAAAAAGTTTTATCTCAAATGGACTTGGAAGCATCTATGTATTTTATGGAGACTTTTCAAGAAGAAATGGCAAAATTAAAACCACCAACTGAAAAAGAAATACCAAATACCGAGATAAGATTAGCTGAAGTTAAATTATTAAATGAAACCATTAACAAAAAAATTAATGAATAAAATCCATGTCAAATCAAACTTCTAATAAAAAAGCTTATCCTAATTTTGAGCAAATTCAAAATATTCCAGGAACGCATGATATGGATAAATGGCTTCAAGCTGTTAAATCAATATATTATGATGAAGCAAAAAATAACGTAAGCAGAAAAGATGCGTTACGGAAAGTTACTCAAGGTTGGATGGTTACAGAAGTAAATGATTTTATTAATTGGTTAAGATTTTATGAAGAGGGTACTCACTTGAAATATAAAACAGCTCAATTTTGGTATGGTAACGCCGATACAGGATATCTATTACCAATAAAACAAGATCCTAAAAAAGAAGAACCAACGCAAGTTGATGGTCGTAATATTGATTTTGCAAGAGACTCCGTAGTTGATGAATTATCTGCATCTGATAAGAAAAAGATAATAGAAAAGCAACGTAATAAGATTATTGGTAGACTTGATTCGGCTGAAAAATTATTAAGATCTCAAGATGGTCAAATGTTTGCAGATCAGGAATTTTCTTCATTATTAGAAACTATTTATGAATTGAAAAAGAAGATTCAGATGGTAAATAAGAAAAGTTCTTCTGATAAATTATATTTTGATATGATTATTAGAGAAGCTAATCGTTTAACTAATAAAGGTTTTATTAAAGCCGCTAATATGTTACATTCAGTTGCTGAAGAAAATAAAAACGAAAAAGATAACGTTAAACAAACAGAATTACCATCATCTACACCTCCAGCCCCACCAATGAATGGTAGTGGTGCAGTAGGAGGATTACCAGTTGAAGTACCAAGTATAAATAATCCACCTAATTTAATTGAAACTGATAAATCAAAATCTAAAGGAGTTGACCAGTTTTTAAATAAATTAGAAACGGGAAGTGTTACTACAGATGCTAATGATGTAGATGAAGATCTTTTAGAGGTTATTGATTCAGAAGATGATTTAGTGGTTGAGGCTCAAGTTGCAGATTCATTATCAGAGCCGACAAAAGAAGAATTATCTAATCCCAAACCAATTACACCAGGATCTACTCCTATAAAATCAGATCCTTCTTTAGATGTTAAAGAAACTGATATGCCTGTACCAGCACCAAATAAAGACTTTGATCATATGATGGAGGCTATATTTTCAAATCTTACAATTGCAGATGTTGTTGCTAAATTTGAAGACATTGCAAAGTTTTATAAAACCAGAGAGATGCCACGTCAATTAGCTTTTGCTGATATGATGTTAGATAGTCTTGGATTAGCTCCATTTTTTCCTTCTTTATCTGAAGCGACAAATAAAGCATTAGAAGCTAATAACTATATTTCAACTCGTTTAGAAGATATTATTTCAAAACTTCGTGGAACAATGAAAACTAGAGATATTGATATGAAAGATGAAGATAAGCAAATGATGTCTCCAGAAATATCAAAAGCTCAAGAAGTACTTAAGACTCAAGAAGAAAAAAATAAAGCCAAGAAACAAATGAGAAAAGATCTAGAGGATCAAGAATTAGAGAGCCAAGTTAAAGAAACTCCAGAAATAGAAGTGGAAGAAGATTTAGGCAATAAGCCTCCAGTAACAAAAGAACCTTTACCTCCACCACCTCCTCCGGTTCCCGCAAAACCTATAGCTTAAATGAATATAATTAAAAACGTTGGACATATATATGAAACTACGAGAATTATTACATAAGATGTTAGTAGTTCAAAAAAAAATTAGCTCGTCAGTTCCATATATTGTTGGTGGAACGCCGAGGGATAAATATCTAAATCAATTAAATAAAATATCAGATGTAGATATTACTACTGGTGATAAAACGGTTGATTATTTATCTCAAGAATTTGCAATTGAATTAAAAAAACAATATAATATTGTTCGTAAAACGATGAGCGATGGACATAGTTCTATTTTTATTGGTAATTTAAAGATGGATTTTTCATCTAATTTTAATGCTCCTGGAATAGATAAGATATTAAATAATATGGGAATTGCAAAACCCACTAATATGCAAAAAGAATTATTTAGTAGAGATTTTACTTGTAATTCTTTATTATTATCATTTGATTTGAAGAATGTTATTGATCTGACAAATAGGGGATTTAAGGATATTAAAGATAAAACTATTAGAACCTGTTTAGATCCAAGTATAACATTAACAACTAATAAAAACAGGGTTATTCGGTCAATATATTTAGCTTCGAAATTAGATTTTGATATAGATAAATCTATTATTGAATATGTTAAACAACATCCTGAATCAGTAAAAATTTCAACTACCAAAGCTTTATCTGAAAAATTAAATGAAGCATTTAAATGGAATGCAGATAGAGCAAGTTATTTTATAACTAAAATGAATTTATGGAATTATATTCCAATAAATCAATCAGTTTATCCTTATTATCTAAAGCACATTAAAGGTGGGACAAATGTCTGATTTATTTGAGAATATTTTAAATAAAATAGCTTACTATCAAGGTGGTGGAAGCGATAATGAACCGACGCCTAAACGTAAAAAGTATAAATCAGATGTAGCTATAGTAATGCAGCCTCGGTTTAAAGAACCTTTATTTAAAAATTATGATCTATATGAAGTTCCTGGTGTTGATGGTCCAGCTAAACATGGTCCAGGTGCGGGATTTTATCAAAATATGAGTAAGTATAAAAGTGTAAGTGATTTTTTAGATCAAAAACGAAAAAGGAATAGAAATAAATATAAATCTGATGATTCATATATACAAGATGATGGCTCGATAACAAAAAGTCAAAAGAAAAGTAATAAAATTGCTAGAAGAATGATGTTATTATCGTGCTTTATTAAAACTGCAATAGATTTTCCATCTGATGATTTAGGTTCTGATCCAATTTTAGGTGAATCCTCATCTTATGCTGATTCAATTCCTATTGGTGGACAATTGGATGAATATTTAACTATGCCAGATTTTGAAGGCAAAAGTGCAGATAAATTAAATTTTGGCAGAGATTATACTGAAGAAGATAATTTCACAATTGATGATATTGAACAACTTCAATTATTATTGAATAAATTTATAGATAAAGGTTTAAATCCTAAAGAAATAGATTTATATGGATTACCTGATGGTATTGAATCGAAAGAAGATTTAGAAGAACCAAGTGCTACTGAAAATCCTTATTATGGAATAACAGATTCTGGAAACACTCTATATAATAAAATTTCACACTAAAATACAGACTATTATTACATATAAATGCATATAAACATATCAAAGAGTTAGACCTAGAGGTATTCAATGTCATTAACATCTACTGCACAAGACTTATCAGATACTAATTTTATTATAGATCCAGAGGTGAATGATCAAAATTATGACCATGATCATGAATCATCTAATATGCACACACATCCTTCAGAAGAATTTTTAATGGGTGAACCTTTAAGTGAATTATCTGTTGAAGAGTTACATGAACATAATAATGAGAATCATGAAGATGGATTAGTAGTTCAAGACCAAGAAAATCCTTTAGAAGTTGTATTAGAAATTGAATTTGATGGTGTAAAAGATGGAAAATTACCTGGTGCACCTAATAGCGAAGAACCTATAATGGTGGTTGAGCCTTCATTAGAAGTTGAAGAATCATCTAATAAAGATGAAGAAAATGCTATGGATCAAAATGATGCCAAGAAGTCTAAAAAAAGTGATAGATGGGATTGGGAATCTAAAGGTGCTACTGGATTTATTGTTTGGGTTAAAGAGCGTTTTGAAACAGTTCCAAAACATTCAGGTTATGACACTGCAGGATTAGAACGTGCCGTTTCTTATTTAGAAAAACTTGATTCTGAAATTTCTAAAGCAATGAGATTAGATTTAGAAGAAGAATTAGATGCTAATAAGGTTGAAGAGATTAGAGCTAAAATTGAAGATGGTATTGAACGATTACAAGATCGACTTGATAAAATTAAAAAAACCAAGAAAGATAGTCGTAAGAAAAGATCATCAGATGAAACTAAATCTTTTATAAAAGAAGCTCAAAAAATTACTGGTGTACAAGGTGTTTATATTATTGCTCCATTGTTTGCTTCTAGAATTGCTAGAATTTGTATTAATGGAACAGTATCTGCTGGACATGATATTTCTGACATGTTTCAAAAACAAAAAACTAAATGGAAATTAACAGATCGCGAACAGGCTGAAGTAATGCAATTATTAGCTGATATGGGCTATCCATTAAGAGAAGACCGTGGTTATATGCCAGATGATGATGTTGATATTTCCAGTAGTGATAATCTAGAATGGTCAGCTAATTATAGAGGTTAATATGAGCAATAATAGATATTTATCAATTATTTCTAGAAATGCTGACGAAAGCATTGACGAAGATCATTGGTTAAAACAATTTCAGAAAAAGTTGATTGAAAAAGAAGCTGTGCAGTCAAAATCAACGGATAATTTTTTATTTGACCAAATAAATTCAATAATGAATAATAAATCAAAATATCCTTCAGTTGCAGCTGCTGTTGAAGATATGAAAGATAGAAGTGGTCTTTCTGCATTTTTAAATAATGTTAAAGTATCAGAAGATAATCAATCAGGGCAACAATCCAAAAAAGCATCAGACAATAATTCAGTAATAGCTAAACAAGTTCCTGTTGAACAAAAACTTCCAGTACTTTTATTAAAAGCACCACATATTAAACGAACCATAGAAAATATAATAAAAAGTACAAAAGGTAATTTATCACTCCCTGCAATTATTGGAAGAACTAGAGATATTCATCAAAATGATGTTTCAGATACTAAAGATTGGGAAAATGATGATTTAATCAGATATGTTAGCAGATTAAATTTAGATGAGAAAAGACAAACTCCACAACAAAACGAATCAATGAATTTAGGTATACGAGATGATTCGGCAAATGATGATATTGATTCCGCTAATACTGACTTTTTTAGTGGATTAGTCCCCGCAAAAACAACTTGATTTACTACAATTATAACAAATAACGTACAAATCTAAATTTGGAAAATGTTGTTTGATTAACCACCTATATAATTTAATACCTTTTAAGAAGCACTGATTATCAGTGCTTTTTTTTTGTTCAATAGTTAAGCAATTTACTCTAGTTTCTTTACAATTAATACAGCTTCCACCATATTGATTAATAACTGTATTTTTAGCCTTAAGAGAATATTTATCTTTATTGGTTATATTTTTTATTTTTTTACAATTAAAGCATAGTACTTGATATTTATTATTATTTATTGTATTATCATACAATAAACTATATAGTGCATAATTTGTTAATTTGATCTTTGTATGATTTCTATAATCAATTGTTAATTTTGTATATTCAGTTTCCCCACATTGTTCACACATGTCTCCATAAAAATGAATGACAGCACTCTTTTTATTATGGTATCTGTATAATTGAGATTTGTTATAATTCTCATTTTTAGAATGACGCTCTTTGTCTTGTGTTTTTCTACATGTATTACATATGTATCTATTATTGATTTTATCGTAAATATTCCAATTTGAATTATTTATGATAACACCGCATTTGATACATAGTATTGGATCTTGATTTTTCTGCGCACTCATACAAGTTAATATAACATCATTTATGTATGAGTAAACCAACTAATGAATCTAAAGACTTATTTAATCAGCTAAAAGATCAATTAGCTATAATTGATCCTGTTACTTTTTGTGAAAAATATCTTACTTTAGATGGAGAGCCCTTTAGGTTGAGTCACAATGGATATAAACCTTTTGCTGATATTTATAGATATATTGGAGTAAAAGCTTTAGAGCCAAATGCTTTACCAGTAATTTTGGTTAAAGGTCGTCAGGTTGGTGGAACAACTATGGCAGGAGCCCTTGAAATGTATTTTATGGGCTCTGGTTTATTTGGAGTAGGTAGTAGACCACCTATAAGAGTAATTCATGCTTTTCCATTATTAGAATTAGCTGCAGCGTATTCAAAAACAAAATTAAATCAAATGATTTCTACATCAGCTAGGGCAGATGATGATAATAAAAATACTTCTGGTAAGATAAAATCTTATATGCAAGGATTATTAGATCCAACTAGTCCTACAAATGATTCATTACATTTCAAACAATTTGTAGGTGGAAACCATATATGGATTGAATCTACTGGTATTGATGCAGATAGATTAATGGGTAGAATGTTGTCATTAGATACGGATTTACCAACTCCAACAGGATTTGTTAAGTTAAAAGACTTAAAAGAGGGTGATCAGTTATTTGATGAAAAAGGAAATATTTGCAATGTAACTAAATTACACCCTATAGATTTACAACCAGAGTCATATAAAATAACATTTGATGATGGTACTATGATAGATGCTTGTAAAGATCATTTATGGCTAACGTATACTAAAAGTAATAGAAATAAAAAAACTAAACCTACTGTTAAAAGTACTTATGAAATATTTAACAGTTTAAATGATATTCATTCAATATTAATGGAATCAAAATTTGCAAAATATGGTCATATATTTATTTCTAATATAGAGAAAATAGAACCAATACCAATGAGATGTATTACTGTAGATAGTGTATCTCATTTATTTTTAATTACGAAAAAATATATACCGACACATAATACGGCTGATGTCATCTTTTTTGACGAATGTGAATTTGGAGATCAATACGTAGAATCAAACAATACTTCTTTTCAAATTAAAGATTTGTATAATAATTATATTAATGGAAAAGAACTCCCTCTTTTGAAAACATTTAATGAATTAACTGAAAAATTTGAATATAAAAAAATTATTAGAGTATATCATAAAGGTAATAGAAATGTTTTACAGATCAACGCTGATGGTAAATATATATATTGCACTCCAAATCATAAGCATTTAACATATGATGGCTGGAAACGAGCAGATGAATTAAAATATGGAGATTTATTAAAAAGTTCACGTATTGACAAATTAAAATCATTAAATTCTGATCAGGAGCAAATTGTCATTGGATCATTTTTAGGTGACGGTAATTTAATGTGTCAACGTAATATTAAACAATCTTCTTTTCGTTTAAGAGTAATCCATGGTATTAATCAAGAAGATTATTGTAAATGGAAAGCATCAATGTTTAATTGTAATACTGCGATTATTGAAAAAAATGGATATTCTAACAAAAAAGCAATTAAATTTGTAACGCCTACATTTGGATTGCCTATTAAATTAACTTCTAAAAAGCAAAATTGTCCTCAATGGATTTTAGATAAATTAGATGCAAGAGGTATTGCTATATGGTTTATGGATGATGGTAGTATAACAAGAAAATGGAAAAATAATTGTTCTGCAACAATATCAACTTGTTCATTTGATGAAGACTCTCAAATTAGATTTGTTAAAAAATTTAATAGTTTAGGTATAGATTGTCACTATAAAAAATATGACGGATATTTTTATTTGTTATTTAACAAAGATGGATTTAAACATATTGTTAATATTATTAAACCATATATTCATGAAAGTATGGCATATAAAATTAATGAGGATAATATTAAATCTGATTATAAATGGAATTCACAATATAATTCATATACATATATGGTTGTTAGAGGGTTAATTGATATATGTGAAAAAAAAGAAGTTTATGATATTGAAATGGAAGACAATCATAACTTCATAATATCTGCAAATAATAAGAATATATTTGGTGGTCCAATTGTGCATAATTGTCAACGCACTACGGGTTTAGCAATGGGAAATGCGCTTAAGATTTTAACAACTGCTAAATATGGTAAGCCAAGTAAAGGAGTGCAAGTATATTTTGGAACTCCACGACGTAAAGGTTCAGATTTTCATAAGATGTGGATGTCATCTTCTCAACAGTATTATTATCTTGGATGTGAAAAATGTGGGAAACATTTTCCATTATATACTCCAGGGTCTGATGAATGGGAAAGTATTTGGTTATATGGATTTATAGTAAAATGTCCTCATTGTGGATTTGAACAAGATAAACGTGAGGCTGCAGAACGTGGTAAGTGGGTAGCTTTAAAAGATCATACTTCAGAAGATTGCAAGATGATTGGATTTCATATCAATCAGCTATATATGCCTACATTTAAGAGAGAAGATCTGGAAAATGAAAAGCCCGGAAAACATCCAATTAATACTGAAAGAATCTTTCATACAGAAGTTTTAGGTGAATTTTTCCAAGGGGATACAAGCCCAATAACTCCTGAAGAAATAGCAGAACATTGTGGTGATGCTGGTAGAAAGTTTAAAGCAAGAATTAATCCTGGTGAAGAACAAATGGTAGTTCTTGGATTAGACTATGGATTAAGGGCAGACATAGAGCAATTAGCAAATCCAGAAAAAGTAAAAGTTGCTGGACAATCTTATAGTACTGCAGTCGTATTAGTAGCTAAAGGACCAGGATTATTATCTATTGAATTTGCTACTAAATTTAAACGAAATGATTTGGAAAGTAAAAAAGGAATTATCGATCAGATAATGAGACAATATAGTATTCAATTAGCTGTTGGTGAC